GTACTATTCGAGGTTAATGCGGTGCTGTTTGTGGCGAGCGATGTGCTGTTTGTTGTCAAAACTGTACTATTGGTACCTAGAGATGAGCTATTACCGAGCAAGTTGGTACTGTTTGTACCTAGAGCTGTTGAATTTGTTAAAAGATTCGTGCTATTTGTGCCTAACGCGGCCGAATTATTACCCAACGACGTACTATTTTGTCCTAAATCCGCATTATTAGTTTCTAGTTTGGTTGCGAGGGCGGTCATTTCGGTCGTCGCAGCGGCCATAGCCCCACTTAACGCAGTAACATCTGTATTTGTGGTCTCCAACGTTGCGTTTAATGTTGCCAAATCAGTGTTCGTGGTTCCAACCGTTGAATCCAACGTGATAATCGATGAATTCAGGGTTGAAGTATTAATGGCATTTTCTTTGTCGTGAGTAAAGAGACTGTACGTACTATCCACCATATCAAAGTATGTATTTAATGTGTTTGTCCCGTCGCTGCTGTAAAGGACTGTTTTGGTTTCAATCGGTTTTTCCGAGGCTGTTGTAATTGTAGCAGCGACTTCAAGAATGCCATCATTGGAGCACTTTAAAGCATAATTATTTCCATCGTCTGTTCCAGTGGCGAATAAAATTACGTTTGACATTTACTATATACAGAGGTTTTTTTTCTATCCCATTTGTTTAGCTACCGCCTGAGGCTTAAATAAAGAAAATTTGTTCTATCCCCACCTTAAAAGAGGATAGAAAAAAAGAAATGGGTGGTGGTTTATCCCATAATAGGCGGTTAGAGGGAGTATTGCTATATACAACCTAATAATACTATAGAAAATAATTCAACAAGGTATTTTAATTGTTCCGTAAGTTTTGTCAATGATAAAACAAATTTTCTTATTTTAGACTTTGGGCGGATTGTGAAGTATCTATCTAATGGAAGCCACGCAATTAAATTAAACATTTATTAAGTCACTCACAATATTATCAAATTCTCTCCCTGTAATTCTATTCATGTCATTAATCACCAAAATAAAATGTTCGAGTGGTAAATTGTAATTCGTTATGCTTTGCGCTCTAAGAACGCACCACCGACCACACGTACTTACGTCGCGGTTCTTGATTTGGAAATCAAAGGCGTTATATGTAATTTTCAGCTGCTTTTCCTTCCTAAGCAAATCGCTGAGATACGTAGATTGTCCGTCTTTGTACCATTGTGCTATAGGCGCGTCAATGGGTAAGCCGTAAGGGCAAAAGTATTGAAAATTGCTGCGTTCTTTCCACAACAAAACCCAGTGACCCATTTGACCGACAAGAGGCTGATACAGTAAAAAGATGAGCCGATTATTTTCCATTAAACTGGAAATAGAACTGTATTCAGCCAATTGACGATAAATCATCACTTTGCTTGATGGGATATTGTACGAGGTAATTTCAAAATTATCGAGAGGGTGTTTTTCTAGGGATTTCGCTTCCGCTTGGGAAGTGCCGTTGCTATCTAATTCATAAATGTAGCTCTTCAGTACCGGTACAGACATTTGTTATACAGTTAGATATTTTATCTTGACGTAATTTCCTAGCCAATTCTTCTTGCGTTCGGATAGTGTGCTTCAAAGAACCAACATGACCCGATGAATAATAATCCATACATAATTCGCAAAATTTGGCCATTTTCTTAGTGGGTTTCGAAATATTTTTTTTGGTATAGTAATAATCAAGACTGCGTTTTATAAGTTCGTCGCGGTGGCTTTGATAATAACGTTGGCTGGCCTTCATCTGGTCTTTATAATAGGATAGATTTAATTTGACTTACAACGCCGTTGCGTTTTCGTCCGCCCAGGGACCTTACGGGATTCTTAGTCGTCTTTTTACTATGTGTAGGCGTAGCGGATTGGGAAGCCGCGAGGCTGACGCAATCTACCTGTCCCTTGCCGGTGATTTTGTTAAATGTCGCGCCTAAATCTGTCACACCTTTCGCAATTGTTTTAGCATATCCCGGTAGTTCCTCGGCAACCTTCGATAAATCTTGAAACAAGAAACTCTTTGCTCCCTCGCTGTATAATCCTGCTGTCTCTAAAATGTAGCGAATAAAGTACTGACAGTTATTGGTGAAGGCATCGTACCCAAAGAACCGTTTGTCGTCTTTGGTTTTTTCACGAGCACCATTAATAAAATCGTAGAGAGTTTTACTATCTGACGCGTAGCCTGTAATTGGAAAAACTTCGGTGTCGGATTTTGTGCGATATGAATCACTAATATTAACCGCTTCATTTTTTTCCACAATAATATTTTTACCGCTGGAAAGACGAAATACGAGTGCTAAATGATACAACTTGTCAAATCCATACTTTTGTCGAGCCTCGTTCCATTTTCCAAACGATACGGCATTCAGAGCGGTGTTGAGTAAGCCCGGTATCGGTGTGCGATAAATAAGAATATCTTGAACTTTTTGGTCGCCGTATGTTTTAAGATTTCGCGATGAGATATTGTTAAAACTATCAAGACGAGGACTAAAAAAATCCTTGACTTTACCTGTAACTTTACTGAAAAGTTCTTTGGCTGAGGAAAATATTGAACCGCCTTGAAGATGTCGGTATTGTGGTTTCAATATGCCATAAATCAATATTTCTTTCTTGCTGTTTTTGGTAAAATAACTCTTTTCTTCGAAATACCGGTTTGGCAAATGAGTAAGCGTTATGCGTGTTTTTGTTTCTCGGGGCTTACCGGCGTGCGCATAATAATCTATGTCTTTAAGAGTAAAGAACTTTTTCTTAAGAATTATTTTATGAACAGCTATGTATTCTTGGTCTGTTGTATCTTTACACGAGCAAACATTGGATGGTTTCCCACGCCCCATATATGGAAGCTCAGGTAAATCCTTTTCGGCTTCCCCGTTACGCTTCATAGCCTCATAATATCGTATTGCTATACTTTTGTACGTTTCTGAAAATCCTTTTATAACGCTATGAAGATTACCGTTGGTTGTCCTCGAAACCTTTTGAAGTAGGGAAAATAATTGCTGCCCTAAAAGGTTCGCCAAAGGACTCGTATCGGGAAACCGAGCAACCATTCGATTGAGCATTTCATTTAAAAATGAAATGTTTTCAGCCAAGTATATGCGTACCTGAGCCTTAAAGTTATAATCGCCACTCTTAAGTAACCTCGAGTACATTTCTTCGTCACTCATTTTCGCCACATCATCAAGTTTAACTAAATTGGTATAATCACAGGACTCTTTTCCACAAGCCATTTACTATAACAAAGATAATTATTACAAGGAAGCAATTTCTTAATTTGCGTCATCGCATAACATAAAAGCCACCTTTTCAGTTATGACGCATTGAGGAAAGTTTTTAAAAATACAAGCCCATCGCGACTTACAAGCCTTAATTTTTACGAATTCTTTTTTATCGACCCCAACGTAGCTCTCAAGCATGTATTTGGTTGAACGTGTAGCACCACTAGGAAAAACACAAACCCACATACATTCGTTTAATATCCGCTTTAAATGTGGCCCTGTCGCCAAATGATTTGTAATAATACAACTTGTTCTAAAATGACGACCAGTTTCTAAGATTTCATTTAATATTTGATAGCAGGCTTCGCGAATGAGTTTTTCACGAACAACATCCATATCATCAAACAGGACTAGAGACTCTTCAAAATCTTCAACAGTCAGCGGGTCCGTTAATAAGTTTTCGCCAATTACAATTCGTTGGATATCAATGCCTTCTAGAGATTTGTCCTCTGCTAAATTACTAAACATATAGATATCGCGCTTTGGAAACATCCGCTTATATTCTGCGCAGTATTTGGCCACAAAGGTACTTTTGCCGGAACCAGAAGCCCCCACGACAAAACCAATGTCGCGTTGTTTATTTTTATTGGGTATAGGTTGAAAAATGCCGTCCGTTACTTTAATGGACGAAAATGATTTGGAATAAGCCTCTTCATCATCGGCTTCCTTATCACTGAGATACACCTTGTCTTTGTCATATTTTCCTCCTTTGATAACGCATATCGCACTACCGCCTTTTTTGTTAAATGTAAGTGACATACTCTGTTTATTATAGGATGACATTATTTTTTGAAGTCGAGCAATCGTTTTTCGATTGAGAGCAAGCAATTTCTTAAAAGTTATTATCAAACTCGTTATAATATTTTAATGCCTCGATGTCTAGTAGCTTCTTGTAATCCCTGATAATGTTTGGAATGTCTTTGATTTTTAACCCTTTAAGACCTATGTTACTGAGAACAACGACAGCCATCCTTTTGTTTCCTGTTTTTTCTAGAAACAACTGGAGCGCCTCAAGTTTTGAATACGTTTCGTACAATTTGCCGAGCTCGCTGTTGAAAAAACTGGTGAGTTTTACTAAAAGATTCTTATCGACGTTTTTTGCGTACCTGGTCGCGCTAAATAACCGCTTGAGTGATTTGTAAAAATTACCGACGTGATAATGCTCCTCCTTATCCTCGAGTAGTTTTTTATGTATATTTTCCTTGGTAGGTCTGAATAAGTAATTAATACTTACTTCCTTAAGATATCCATCGATAAAAATCATCCCATCCAATTTACAATACTTTGTTTTGGCGTCGAAATGATTAAAATAGTCTTTAGTTAAATCGTCCAGTTTGAAAATCTTATACTTTGTGCCATCTTTTTGCTGTATTTTAAACTCGACAAAGTATAACTTAGATATACCAGCAAACTCCTGTAAAATGCGCCCGAATTCCTCGTAAGCCTTTTCGCGTGTAATTTTCCCCTTGATTACACTCATTAAATCGAAATCTGATGTATAAGCCTGACTAGCTAAGCTACTAGTTCCAATGGCTGTAATTGGGATGTTATCAAAACGAAGTCGCTTATATATTGCGTGGAGCTCGCTTGTTGGTGCGGCTTTTTGTAGAATATCCATTTAACAATATGTAAGATTTTTATTGTTACAGCATAATCTTAAAGAGCAGTATCTTCCTCCATAGCAGCGCCATTGGCGTGGTATGTGGCTTGTATGTCAGCTAGTTCTGCCGAAAATGGTGTGGCTTCGTCAAATGAGCTGTTTATATATTTTATACTGGCCGGTGTGTTATAGTTTGCCATTTCCGCGATGGCAGTTAGCTTTTCAATGCGTCTTATGATTTTGTTATTGAGCGATGCCATCTTTTTAGCCACTTCCCTGGGGACCTTCTTTTTATCCAGGGTTCTGAGCTCTTCGCGCTGGCGCGAAAATTCGCCCAATGTTTCTTCTAAAATTTGTTTAGGCGTTTGCTGTTGTCCTGCTTCATCGGCTTTGCTGTCAAATTCTGGAATATCTACGGCGCCGATGGGGGCATACGTCTGGTCGTTGAATTGATTAAACATTTCGCCAAGTATTTGCTTTTCAGCCACCGTGCTTTCGTCGTAACTTTGAATAAGTCGATTAAGGTATTGTAATTGTGGTAGATATCCGTCCAAATTACCAAGCACTTGTTCTTTTTCTGAACCAGCCACATTACTTAGGGGTATTTCGTTTAGATAATTAACCAAATTATTGTACTTTTCTTGGAGCTGGATGATAGCCTTACTTTCTTCTCTGTTACTGCGCTTATCAAATTCGTTGATAACAGCGTTAAGAGCATTCGCGAAACTAAGAATTTTAGCATTTACGCCACTAATTTGGGCACGGGTAAGGGATGATTCAGTGGCCTGTTCTGGTTGGGGATTCAGCAAAGCAATCTGTTTTCTGATTCGCTCCATAACTTCGCGTTGTATTCGGTGGTCTTCATCGATAGCCTCGTTATTGATGTGTTTGAAGAGTAGCATTTCTATATATTATATAAGAGATATTAATTTGACTTATAGATTTTTCACTCTCACAAGACGTTTCTTCTTTTTCGGTTCCTCTACGACAGGTTCAACCTTCTTTTTGCGAATTAAACGTTTCTTTTTAGGAGCTTCTGCGCTCTTGGGGTTTCTGTATTCAGCCTTACATTCTGACATCGATAGAGCGCAACCATAGGAAACACTATTACGCTTAGCGAAATCCTTTACGTGAAGAATCCATTTTGATGGTGGGCGCTTTACTTTTACTGGTTCTACAGGCTTGTGACCCTCTTTCTTTTCTTGAGCTTTAGTTTCTACTACTTCTTCAGAAACAAGACCCTTTTTGTAACTCGCCTTACAACCCGGGTCTTTGAGTGCGTCGCGGTAAGTCTTGTTGTGTTTTGCGGCGTATTCTTTTACATGTAATATCCAAGGAGAAACAGCACGTTTAGCACCTCCGGACTTGGCACCTCCTTTACGACGTAACGGTTCTTTTTGTATGTGCGTTGTAATTATTTTCGGTTCATCATGACAACTTAAACTGCCTCCGATGGGGCGGCCTAAGGAGCCACCAACCTCTTGCTTGTGTTTAATATAGCGCTTGTTGATAGCCATAACTTCGGCCTTTATTTTTCTGTCGTAGTTATTGTCGAACATTTTATTATAACTATAGTTGAGAAATTTATTTGGTATTTTTATCTGTACCTAATATATAAACAAATATGAACCGCTTTCAACCCCAAGTATATGATGGTAGCCCTACTCACGAATATATTGACTGTGAAATTGTAAATAACAGCACAACAGACTTGTCACCGATGCCGGTTGTTTTTAACAATGTCAAAACCTCGCAAATAGTCGATAACTGTTCAGATTATTTCCTTAGTGTTATCCGTTGGTCATTAGATTCGGGCTTACCTCAAATTATTCCTCAGATTAAGCTCGCTTCTGAAGGTGGGACTGACGTCGATGAAACCGCCTATGTTGTGAATATCGGATACTCGAAACTTTTAACGGGTGGTGATATTACATTCTTGGACGACGTAGGCGTAACTGTAGCTACACCAGTTGTATTCATCCCAGAAGACCTTACGCTTCCGCAACCAACCTTGAGCCCGACAGGTCAAGACGAAGTTTATACTAATCCATATTATTTTATTCATAGTATTGGTAATTTCTTGAGCATGGTAAATAAAGCTCTTGAGCACGCTGTTGCTGCCTTTGTTGTAGCCTACAATAGTAAATATCCGACCTTTCCAATTTCCCTAGACACTTTAGGGGTCCCGCACTTTGATTGGAATGGTAATTTAATATCACTTTCCTGTAGCGAGTACTGGCTTTATAACAGCAGCGGGCCTATTAATTTTTATATTTCATTTAACACGCCACTTCATAATCTATTCGATACGTTTCCTTACAAGTTTATAAACAAGAGCGTTCAAGCAAACAATCTTGGTCAAAACTACGTTATGCTCTTTCACGAACATCAATGGGAAAGTACTTATACCGCCGGTAATCCATTAACTACGTATTATGTTTATAACCAAGAGGGTTCAAGCGTTCCTAGTTGGTCGCCAGTCCAAAGTATCGTATTTCAAACATCAACCATCCCAGTTAATCCAAGTAAAACTGGTGCCCCTACATATACCGGGCTAAACCTCAAGGACAGTATCCAAGCTTCGGGAATCAGCAACATTTTAACCGACTTCCAAATTCCGTTAGATAGAGGTGATGAAATGACAAATTCTGTCTTGTATTACGCTAGTTCGGGCGAGTATCGACTATTCAATTTAATGAGTAATGGTGGCCTGCTTAACCTCAATATTCAAATATTCTGGAAAGACCGCCTAGGTTTTATCCACCCGTTTTTGATGAAGAATGGGTCCAGCGGCTCGCTCAAAATTCTCCTTAGAAAGAAATCATTTAATGGACTTTAGAATATAAAAAATCGGTTGCTAAAAATATTATCTCAACTATAGTATAAATAAAATGAGCTCTCAAGTTAATCCTGTTTTAGTCAAGGACGATATTTTAATGGTCTCCGACCGCATCGATTACGCCGTAATGAAGGGTGGTCAAAATGTTTCGGTTCAACAATTTCCGGCTACAAGTGTATCGTCAAACTCGCACGTGTATCAAATCAATGTTCCTTCGACCAGTGTTGTCCTCGACAGACATTTACTGTGGCACGCTGACGTTATTTTCACTGTTACGGGTACGCCCGCTACTGGCGCTCGCCTTGTTGATTGGGGCAAAAATGCTTCCCCCGCACCGTTTATGCTTCATCAACTTGTACAAAACATGTCATGTGCCATTAACAACACTTCTGTCAGCTCTACAACAAATCAGATTCTAGACCCGATCCTCCGTTGTTTAGATAAGAAGTCGCTTGCTCGCTACAACTCGACGACCGCTGTATTCCTCGATAACTATGGTAATTATGATACGCTTGATAACCTCACAGGTGTTCTTAACAACCCTATGGGCGGGTACGACAGAGCAACGGACCCTGATTATCTTCCCCGCGGTTGCGTCAAATTCACAGTGCTAAAAGACGCAGCTGGTGCTGATACAAACCAAGTAAATGGTACCTCGGCTGTTTTCAAAGTAAGTATTACGGAACCAATTATTCTTTCACCGTTTCTCTACGGTGAAACGGAACACAAGTCCGCTGGTTTCTATGGTATCAACAACATTAACTTCAATATGTCGATGGACTCGGCCGCCAAACGCGCAATTCGCTTCACAGCCCTTGCCACGGGTCAAGCTGTTTCCGTTGCCTATGAAAACTGCTACATTGAATGCCGTTTTCTTACACCGCACCCCAGTGACCTACTTCCCGAAACGAACATTGTACCGTACCAAGAATTTACAAACTACATCAAGACGAATGGCAGTCTTGCTATTGACGGCAGTGCTACGATAACCTCGAACAACATTCAACTTTCTAGTATCCCTGATAAGGTAGTTGTCTGGGTTCGCCCTAAGCAAGCCGATTTAACGTGGAACACGCCAGACGCTTACGCCACGATTACCAGCGTCAGTGTCCTTTTCAATAATCAATCGGGGCTTTTGAGTTCTTGTTCTCAACAGATGTTGTTTAATTTTTCGCAAGAAGCAGGATTACAACAAAATTTTACAGAATGGTCGGGTCTATCGACCATCAATATTGCTGGCTTACCGACAACCTACGCTACGTGTGGCGGTCCCCTTGTATTAAACTTTGCCGAACACATTGGCATCCCGGAAGACTATTACTCGTGTTCGTCCATTGGTAACTTTAACTTCCAAATTACCGCTACGGTAAAGAATAACCTTGGTTATACCTTTGATGCCGAACTCAGTGTTATGTTCTTACAATCTGGTCTCTTTGCTACGTCAGCGGGTGTTTCGTCGAAGTACCTAGGTATTCTTTCGAAGGAACAGATTCTTGAAGCCTCGCTTCAAGAAGGCGTGGGCAAGGCTGACTTAGCTCGTCTAGTTGGCGGTGGCTTTTTTGGCCGTCTCTGGAACGGTGTAAAGCGTGTTGCTGGAGTTGTCAAGAAGGGCCTCGATATTGTAGGTACCCCCGTTAGAATGGTTGCCGAGAAGATACCGCATCCTATTGCCCAAGGTATTGCTACGGGGCTTAAGACTATCGGTTATGGTGTCGGAATGGGAATGTCCGGCGGAGCGTTATCTGGTGGTAAGCGTGTAGCTAAACACATTATGTAAGTTATCAAATACTATTAATTAAAGTATATTTTTAAAGTGTATCGTTAAAAATATATCTTGGGGATAGCCGGTAGGCGCTCAATCAATGATTGCCTGGGCCGTTGGCCTCCC